ACCAGATTCAGTTGGCAGTTGACCCAAGACACGGATGATGAAAGCTGCTTCGTTTTGTTCAAGTGTAAAAGTCATGTTGTTTCTTTATTTAAACCAGAGAAAGATTCCGTGAAGAATCCCAAGAGGGAAAAACAATGCTCCTGCAATCAAGAAGCCCCAAAGCCCTTGTGCAAAGCAAGTAAAAATGTGTGTGAGCCATGCAAAAAAACAGGCCCATGCAATTAAATATCCCATTACATTTCCTTAAAAGATTGGCCTACTCGCTGCGTCTAGTGCGCTCCCCCGGGTTCCCCAGAGGCCAGCATCCGCTTTCGGCCAGTTATTCAAAATTTTGATAGCGCATCAAGTTTAAAAAGGCACATCATCATCCATGTCATCAAAACCTTTTGGTGAAGACGCTGGTTTTGATTGCTGAGGTGATGATTCTTTACGGCCACCTTGCAACGCAACTTCGTTCACGTTCACATTGGTAGCAATCTTTTCTTGGCCATTCTTGTCAGTGAATTTACGCTGAACAACAATGCCAGAGATTGTCAGCGATTGGCCCTTGACCAGGTACGGCGCAAGAGATTCAGCTCGCTTACCAAACAATTGGCAGTTCCACCAAATTGCGTCTTTGTTTTTGCCTTGGCTGTCAGCAATAGAAAAATTGGAGACTGGATCACCATTTGGCAGAAAACGCACTTCAGCGTCTTTGCCAAGCTGTCCAGCGATAGAGATAGAGTTCATATTATTCCTTTGCTTTTTTGATTGCCGAACGAGTCTTGCTATCCAGCAGTGACCACAATCCGACCTTTTGATCTGCTTCAAGATTCTCAGCGTCAAGACGTTCAAGTGCTTGTTTAGAGTTTCCTTCGGCAACACTAGCGATCAACTCGACCGCCAATTCTTGTAGGTATTCCATTTCCTCTGCTGGCAAAGAATCAGCAATGCCTTGTGATGGTGTAATGACAACCTTTTTTTCTTCAATTGGTTTTGCTGAATCAATGGCATCGTGCTCAATGATCTCAAGCGCAGCAACCCACAAATAACGGCGCAGATATGTTTGAACAGCACCAAGATTTTGGATTGGATGACAGCCCTTCAAATTTGCCTCTGACATTGGGCTGGTGATAGTGATTGTTTCTTCTGGCTTATCAATGTTGACGATTGTCATTGTTGCAATGTCACCAAAGCTAATAACACTTGTCAGACCAACATTGTTAAAGATTTCCAGTGCAGGAATAACAAAGTCGCCAAGCTCAAAATACTTGTACTTTGCAAATGTATTGTGACCAGACTTTTTAAGTTGAGTCTTATGAAACAACTGTCGTGCTGCATTCAGTTTTTGATATACGTTCATTTCGATTCCTTGGTGTATTGAGGTGGGAATGGGATGTTAAATGCTTTGCAAAGTTCTTCCATCTTTGCCCATGCTGTCGGGCTTTCCATGCCCATTGCGTACAGATCGTTTTCAGTCATTTGCGTTCCACCTGTACAGCAAACAACCACTTGTCGCCAAGATTGTGAACAGATCGCGCCCACTTGAGTTGGTAGCTTCGGATCACATCGGGGGACGCATTGTACGACTTAAAAAGCTGTCGTGCGTACTTGAGAAGTGAGGTATTCATACGTTTCCTTGAGTTGTTGAGCCTCTATTGTTAACCCAAAAAACATTCATTTGAATAGGTGAAAACCCTAATTGATAGATGTTTTTTTGGTGGTAATCTCGCGTCATGAATCAACAAGACCATGACGAACTTGAGGCGAGCGCAGCATTGCTAGACTACGCAATATCACTCGTCAACAGATACACCAATCATCATGGTGATGTCGATGCGGCAACTAAAGCCCTTCTGATCGTCACACTGGAATCACTTTTCAATCGGAGCATTTACATTGAGCAAATCACTCGCTAAGTTGTTTTATATCGAGCAATTGCGTACAACCAAAGATCATCACCGCCGCATTTCAAACCGAGTCTCTGCAAAGTTTGATGTAAGTGTTGCAGAGATCAAAGACGAGCTTCTGGCTGAGGGCTATATCAAGCTCGACAAAGTTGTTCGTATGAACCAAGGCAATCGAAACCACTACTTCTTTGTCTTGACAAACAAAAAGTATGTTCATGTTGAAGAATCAAAGAAAGCCAAAACCGTGGTGATTGATGAGTTCTGGCCTTGCGGAACGAAGAAGTCTTCAGGCAATGCTTTTGATTTGACCAAATCCAATGGAATTTTCTCGACCCGTGAGTTGTCTAACATGAGCAACAAAGGTCGCCCAAACTTTCCGATCACAACCTATTCGAGGGCATGACATGGGTAAAGGTTCAAGTCCCCGTCCGTACTCTGTTACAGCAGAGGATTTTTCATCCCGTTGGGATGCTATTTTTTCAAAGAAGGGTAATCAAAATGATGAATCTGTTTCAAAAAAAGCCAGTCGGTCAAATGGCACGACTGAAGTTGCTCCTGAGCAAGTCAGAGGGAACGACAGCAGCGGAGATTGCACGATACCTACCAACAACCAGCCCCCACAGTAAGCTGGCTCGCCTTGAGCGTGAACACCTTTGGACAGTGTTGCGAAAAGACAACGACAACGGAACCAAGCAATATTTTGGTAAACCGCCAAAGAAGTGATATAGTATTGTGAAACACGGCTAGGTTGGGATTGATCCCCCGACCGAAAAGAGTTACCCCTTCTCCTGCCGCAGTTTCTTCAAAGGGGTTTGAAAAAGCGGGAAATCATGCACTATTACCAATTTAGCATTGGCGACTATCGTGCCGCCACAGCACATTTGTCCAATGAAGAAGATTTGGCTTACCGCCGACTTCTGGATATGTATTACGACACAGAGCAAAAAATCCCATTGGATACCCAGTGGGTTTCCAGACGCTTGCGAGTGGATGCCCATGTGGTTCGTGATGTTCTAAATGATATGTTTGTCAGGCATGAAGATGGCTGGTATCACGCTCGTTGTGCTGATGTCATTGAGCAATATCACGCAATGGCTGAAAAAAACAGGGCTAATGGTCGCCTTGGTGGACGCAAAAAGAACCCAGTGGGTTCCGACTCGCAACCCATCGCTAAGGCAACTATAAACCAAGAACCAATAACTAATAACCATAAACCAAAGAGAGAGAGCGCAACTGTCGTTGCTTGTCCACTTGATGTTTCAGAACAGGTTTGGTCTGATTGGTTGTCACTTAGGAAAAGCAAAAAGGCTGCTGTTACTCAGACAGTCATTGAAGGCGCAAGAAAAGAGGCATTCAAACTTGATTGGCCATTGGAAAAGTTCCTTGTTGAGTGGTGTACTCGTGGAAGCCAAGGACTTAAAGCTGAATGGATCACTGACAAGCAGAACCAGACAGAGACTGTTTACCAGCGATCTATGCGCTTGAAGATGCAAGAGGCTGTGCCAACCATTGCCAAGCAATCTCCAGAGCCTTATCAAGATGCTGCTGACTTCTTCAGAACGATCGACATATCAGCAATCGAGGTGAACAAATGAGCTTGCCAATGCCATGGGTGGAAAGAATCTTTACCAAGCTGACCATGATCTATGGCCGCGACTTTCTTGGACGATGGGAAGGTTTGAACATTGATGAAGTCAAGATTGACTGGTCACATGAGCTTGCTGGCTTTAAAAACCATCCTGACTCGATTGCTTATGCTTTGAAGAATATGCCTGAAGGAATCAAGCCGCCAACAGTCTTGGAGTTCAGAGCGATGTGCAGAAAAGCACCAGATACAGCAGTGCCAATGCTGGAGAACAAACTTACGCAAGAACAAATGCTTGCGAACAAAAAGCGAATTGCCGAACTGATTGCGAAGGTGAAAAAATGACCTACGAAACAGCAAAAAGAATCCTTGACCGCCTGAAAGACGGATGGAGCTATCCAGCAAAGATCGTCAACATGGCTTTAGAAATAACTGGTGATCTAGTGGAAAACCCCGATGACGTACAGCCGTAGAACGATAGAGAATCAAAGCGACAGATACCAGATCGAACTTGGCGAAGCTCGAATCCTGTACGGTACTTGGCTTTTCACAAAACAAAGTGTGTTGACAAGAGATCGTATGGAATACATTGAAAAACGCTATGGACGAGGTTCTGTTGAACGAATCAGGTCTTATATGCACAAACTACGAACAGGAGAATTGGAATGACTAAAAACACAGGCGGATCAGCATTTCCCGTCCAAAGTATTTACATTGAAGATCAAGAAACAAACTCACACGGCATGACCTTGAGAGACTACTTTGCGGCTAAGGCAATGCAAGCAATGTCGCAGAAATACAGCCATGAAGGTGATGTTTCACGCACCGCTTACAAAATCGCAGACGCCATGCTGAAAGCGAGGGAAGTATGAGTCAAGGCGATATGTGGAAGACAAAAGATGGCCGCAAAGGTCTTGAAGTTCGCAGGAACGACAAACAACTGCTGTTGTCCTTGATGCGTGACGATTGGCCTTGGCCTGACTTTCCTCAGTGGTTTAACAAAGCTGACTGCACCAAGCTGCCAAGTCGCTATCACGGCAATCAAGTGCTGGAAGAAGTTGGCGAGGCTTTGCTGTGACATGGATAATCAGTCAAGCCTTAATGAACTCGCTTTGTTCGCAGGAGCAGGTGGAGGAATCCTTGGCGGAAAACTCCTTGGATGGAAAACAGTCTGCGCCGTTGAATGGGAACCCTATCCAGCAAGCGTATTGTGCGCCCGACAAAATGACGGACTTCTCCCGCCTTTCCCGATTTGGGATGACGTACAAACCTTTGACGGAAGACCGTGGAGAGGAATTGTTGACGTTGTATCTGGCGGATTTCCATGCCAAGACATCTCAGCCGCAGGAAAGGGAGATGGCCTTGATGGAGAACGATCAGGAATGTGGAAGCACATGGCGAGGGTGGTTGGCGAAGTACGACCCCGATACGTCTTCGTGGAAAACTCCCCAATGCTCACTACTCGGGGAGGAACAAGAGTCGTTGGAGACCTTACCGAAATGGGGTATGACTGTAAGTGGACTGTTATGGGAGCAGCCGATGTTGGAGCCAATCACCAAAGGGACAGAATCTGGATTCTTGCCCACTCCAAACGCTCGGGACTGGAAGGACACAGACAAGTCGGGCAACAGGAAGTCACCTGGTCTGGGCGTAGTGGCTCATTGGCCCACACCGAGGACAAAGGGGATGTGTGGAGGCAGTGGCTCATGGGATTTGCTCAAGAAGAATACGACCATCGAAGAGGCCCGATTGATGGGGGCGGGAAATGGTGGGAGGCTGAACCCAACGTGGGTCGAGTGGATCATGGGGTGGCCGCTAGGGTGGACCGACTTAAAGCCATTGGTAACGGACAAGTCCCATTGTGTGCCGCATCAGCATGGAGACTCTTAAATTCATGACATTCCAACTTATTTTCAGTGTTGAAGGCGACCCAGTTGGCAAGCAACGTCCAAGGTTTTCAAAAGGCCGAACATACACACCAAAGAAGTCAGTGGATTATGAAAACCTGATTGCTTCACAAGCACTGTCAGCAATGTGCCCATCATTGCCGCTAGAAACGCCTGTGGCGGTCTATATCTACATCAACCATGCTATCCCCGCCAGTTACTCAAAAAAACGCAAGGAAGCCTGTTTAAATCGTTTGGAGAGGCCAAAGAAGCCTGACCTTGATAACGTGGCTAAGTCTTTTCTGGATGCGATGAACGGAATTGTGTACAAGGATGATGTCCAGGTGGTCAGCCTACACGTTACCAAGCGATACGACACCATTGCAAGCGTTCATGTTTGCGTTCGTGAGGAACTTGAATGAAAGTCACACTTCACAACGCACAACAAGCGCACACTGTTTTAAAAGACATTTGGCAGAAAGCAAAGCCTTACCTGATGGCTGGCAATAAGCTGGTGCTGACAATTGAACAGGAAAAACGAAGCCTTCCACAAAATCAGATCATGTGGAGCATCTTGAATGACTTGGCAAATCAAGTTCCGTGGCATGGTCAAAAGCTGACAAAAGAAGAATACAAGGACTTGCTGACTGCTGGACTGAAAAAGCAAAGAGCTATTCCCGGCATAGATGGTGGATTTGTGGTTCTTGGAACGTCAACCAGCAAGATGACAAAACAAGAGATGACAGACTTGATAACGCTGGCTCACGCTTTTGGTGATTTTCGTTGTGTTGAGTGGTCGCCTACAAGTATTGGAGAACACAATGAACTTTCCTAAAACACTTTCCGAGCTAAATAAACAAAGGGCAACTGGAAAAATTAATAAGCCACTTAAAAATTTCCATGAGATATGTGAAATGCTTAACGTTAAAGAAGGAAAAGTTAGGCAAGCAATGATGAAAAATAATTCGCCAAAGCCTAAGATTATTCATAAGTCAAAAACTGTTAACAGCAATAGTTGGTATGACCCTATTGAGTTCAAAGCATGGTGGAAGACTGTTTGCAATGATGTTTCCAAAACATAATTACATTAGAAGCAAGAAGCTGCTTGAGGCTGCTCGAAAGATACCTTGCCAACATTGTTTGGCTGATGACGGTACTGTGGTGGCCGCACATACGAATTGGGGTGGTGGCAAGGGAAGGGGAATTAAAGCTGATGACAACTTGATCGCAAGCCTTTGCTTTAACTGCCACAGCCAACTTGACCAAGGAGCATCTATGACCAAAGCCGAGCGCATGGAAATGTGGGAAGACGCACACAGGCTGACAGTCACAATTTTAAAGCTGCGTGGTCTATGGCCTGAAGATGTGCCATTGCCTAAGGGTTTTTCCTAATACAAATTAGTGGCGATGTGGTACACAATGAAGGCTCACTAACCAAGGAACTGTATGACTGAATTTGAATACACAACAACTCTGAATGGCGGTATCGTGTCCGTATGGCTTGATCTCACCAAAGACGATGATGGCAGTTTGATTCCATCGTTTAACGGTGTCTTTTTTGAGTGCATGGACATCACTCCAATCTTGAGCAAAGAGCAAATTTCCGAGCTTGAGATGGAAGCTGAAGCTGCTTTCATTGACCACTCTTGGGAATTGAAAAATGCCTATTGAAACATCCTTTGCAAAGAGAAATCCTTTTGTCAATGGCTACCAGTTCACTGCAAAGCCTGAGATCAATAAAAAGTCAAAGGGTCAAACGCAACTGGATGGCGAATTTAACCAATTGATCTCAGAAGATCGAGCGTTGGTTATCCCAGAAGAAGATTTTGACAAAGTAAGACGCACTTGGGACAGATTCTGTAAAAACAAAAACATCAAAGGTGATTACAGTTTTCGCAGAAAAAAAGACCATCGAACAAAAACAATCACAATTTGGCTGGATAAAAAATGAACTCTGACATCATTGAATTTAACGTCACCATCTACACCAAGAGCAACTGTCCAAACTGCACGACAGCAAAACAGTTGATGAAGCAAAAGGGTTTGGCATACACAGAGTATTGGGTTGATGCCAATCCTGTTGCAGAGAAAAAAATGCAAGATTCCAACATCCGACAGATGCCAGCCATCTATATCAATAACCAGTTCGTTGGTGGACTGGCAGGTCTTCAAGCAGCATTAAAACAGGTGAACTTATGAACGCACAACGAGTTTTTGAAGCAACTATGCGAGTGAAGGGCCATACCGACTTCACTATGACCCGCACAGGAAAGTACAAGATACCTGCCCTGCAAATGCGTTGGTCGTATTTTCAATTGGGTTGGGAGATGCGTGGGGTGGTGACAGCATGACCAAAGAAGACATCATTAACATGGCGCGTGAGGCTGGCATTTTGGAGCCGATTGACCTGCTTGAAAGCAATCAATGGAAACAAGACACCATTCGTGAGCTTGAACGCTTCGCCGCTCTTGTCGCTGCTGCCGAGCGAGCGAGAATGGCAGAGCAGCCAGCACCCGTGCAGCAGGATCATGACTGTGCATTGAAGCGTGGCGGCATTCTATGTAGGTATTGTGACCTTGAAGTTGTTGAGGCAGAGCAGCCAGCACAGCAGGAGCCTGTGGCAGAAGTCGTTATGGCAGCAAAGCCTCCCAACGCCCCACTTGTATGGCTCCCTTTCAAGATTGTCCATGCCTCGCTGGAATGGCTGGATTCTGTGCCTGTTGGCACCAAGCTCTACACATCCCCACCAGCACAGCAGGAGGACTACAAGACCTTGGAGCAGGCTCTCACACGATTGCAGAAGCGTTATGGGGAGCTTGAGGGCAAAGCACAGCGCACATGGGTTGGACTGAAAGCAGATGAGTTGCGCGTTATCTTAGGCGGAGACCATACGCAAATCTCACTTGCACTTGCCATCGAAGCCAAATTAAGGAGCAAGAACACATGACCTGCAAACACCGATGGGAGCCGAGCAACTTCGGCATCAAATACCGCACACCCAACCACTATATGTACCAGTGCCAACGGTGCTGGAAAATAATCAGCACACTGCTTAAGGAAAAGTCATGAACCAAGAAGACATAATTAACATGGCAATTGAAGTGTATGGCTCAGCTCATGAAGATGATTTCAAGTTTGCCTCCCTTGTCGCTGCTGCTAAATGCAAAGAGCTTGCAGATCAAATTGACAAAATGCCTTTTGGTGACACAGCCGCAAGTTTTGCTGTATGGATTAGAGAACAAGCATGAAAAAACGCTGTAAACGCAAGATTTACGCTCTTGTAAACCCAATTTTAATGGCTATCGAAGGTGCTTGCATCACAGACGAAGATCGCCTAAAGCAACTGTCAGATCGTGAGCTTCAAGCAATCAATGACATGATGACTGGCAAAGGAACGTTAAGAACATGACAAGACCTGGTTGACATGAATAACGTCTGTCAAACAATGGGCAGAGAAGGTATTGGCCCCGAATGCTTGGTTGATTGCATGATGGCCGAAATAGAGCTTAAATCCGCTGCAAAACGCTATGAGAAGACCAAGAAGATGGGTTTGACAGCTCAAGGCATCAAGTCAATCAAAGAAGTCCATGAATGGCACTGTCTTCAGCGTAGAAGCATTAGCCGATCAGAATACGAAGCACAAATAAAAAAGACCCTGAGCAAGTTACGCTCAAGGTCTAAAGAGGTTGATGTGATTACTTGATTAACACATCAAAATAGGCAAGTGCAAATCCCGCCAGTACGATACCCAATCCAATGGCGAGGGTCAAGTCAGCAAATTTTTCTTTGGTCATCACAGTTCCTTGGTTGTTGATGGATCAATCATATGACTTATCCACAAGAAATTCATTAGTACAAACACCTAGATACAAACATCAAAAAATGTGATAATGATGTCAACTGGAGAAAACAATGGCTGGATTGCTAGACTCAGGCGCTGAGATCGCCATCGAAATCAAGACTCAAGAGGCTGAAGACGAGCTTGACGCACAAGAAGTCATGAAAAATCGTGACCATGTGAAGAAAAACTGGATGCTTGGCCCTGAGAAAACGCAGCAGCCAAATAGCGAATATTGGCGCAAGCTGGCAACTGTCTGGCGTATCAGCCCAGATCAAGCCAAGCGTAATCTGTGCGCAAACTGCGAATACTTCAACGATGGCCCTGATATGCTGGCCAAGATGGAGCAAATTCCAGAAGACGCATACGACAAAGACGGTGGTGGCCGTGGTTGGTGCAACAAATTCGACTTCATTTGCCATAATCTGCGTGTTTGCCAAGCATGGGAGCGTGGTGAACAGCCAGAAGATGAGTCTGAAGGTTACGAAAATGGAGAAGGCAATGATGAAGATGAATAAAGTCGGTCAAGCCAAAGTTGGCAAAGTGATGGGCGAATACAAAGAAGGCAAATTGCACTCTGGTTCTGGCGGCAAAGTCGTTAAGAGCCGTGACCAGGCGATTGCTATTGCTATGAGTGAAGCTGCCAAAAAGATGGGCCGCTATAAGGGGAAATAAGATGGCTGATGGGATTCGTGCAACTCCATATCGTTATTCTGCTGCTGGTACTGCAAACGACCTGATTAGCGGATTGTTGGGGTATATGCGCGATCCTCGCCGCACCCAACAAATGCAAGGTTTGGCTGGTTTATTGGAAAGCACAGGTATTCCAAAGACCGTAGAGCGATTTGCATACGGCGATCCACTGACAAACCTTCAGCAAGCAAACGTTCCTGCGCTTCGACCAGAAACTGCCGAAGCTCTGATGACGTTGCTGCCTGTTCCAAGTGGCGCAAACAAGGCTGCAATGGCCGCTGGTCGTGCTGGTGAACGTCTTGCTGAACGTGCTGTCCCGCAGATCATGGAGCGTGGCGGTATGCCAGCAAGTTTGCTGGATGCTTTGGCCACAGGTACTCAAAGCAATGTATATCGACCATCAACGCCATTGAAACCAGACCCAACTGTTGGAACTCGTTTTGAGCGTGAATATCTTGGTGGTTTGGCAGAAAAAACTCCGCTAAAACTTGAGGATTATCAAGGCGCAAGCGTTATGTTGATGCCTTGGGACAGCACAAGTCGAAATTACAAAATCACAGGAATTTCTGACGAATCATTGCTGCGCCCTGTTATCACGCATGGTGGGCAGGACTATGCTCGAGATTTGGCACACATTGAGCAAGGAATTGCTGGCGCATCTAATCTTGGCATTGCAAAGCGCATTCGTGACCGTGATGCCATTGCCAGGATGGAAAACATTGAAGCTGGCGGAACGGGTGAAATTCTGCATTTGCCAATCACAATGGGTGCTGGTTCTGAGAACTTCTCTGTGATGCCGACAGAAGTGCTTTTAAATTTTGCAGACAAAGCAAATTTGAAAAAGTCAGAAATTCAAGATTTTGATAACAGCATCAGGAATTTCAAAATAGCTAAAGGAAAAGGCGAAGACAGGAAAATCATTCAGCCATTCAAGGGCTTTAAGGGCATTATGAGTGAAGAAGGCCGAATCCAGATGTACTCTGGTGAAGGTATTGATTCAACTGCTGGAGAACTCCGCAAAGCAATTGCTGATCGTTTCTATATGAAGGGAAACCAAGAGCGATTTGGCTTTAATGCTGAAGACGTAAGTGCAGCTCTTACAGATGAGGCGCTACTTGGTGTACCAAAGGGATATGTTGGAAACACAGTCATCATGACAACGCCAGAGGGTATGCATTTGCGGCCATCGGCAAATAGAACGTACAACACAGATTTCACTGGTCAATATCAAGGAACACTTGGGCAAAGTATTCCTGCTGAAGTTTTAATGGCAGAAAAATTTGGACTTCTGTCAAATGAGTTTGCAGGTAAAAAAGGCGACATCAGAAACATGGCAATTGGCGCTCTTGAGAAGCGCAAAGAAGGTGTATCGCAAATCATTGACGAGCCAATGATCGAACGCTACTACCGTTACCTGGCAGATCAAAAGCGTCAAGGATTACTTGACTGAAGCGTAAGCAATGCAGACTGAAGGTTGTAGATCGCTTCTTCATAAAAGACGGAAAGATCATCATCCGATAGCGCAAGGGCTTCATCATCAAGCTCAACGTCAATGACATATTCTGTAGGTTTATTTACTACAATTTTCATATTGTTCTCCTATGGACAAACCATTATGATAGAGTTGTGTAAATAAACCATTGTGGTAAACCCTAACCTTGACCAACCTACGGGAGTCAAAACAAAATGAATAAATTACGGGAAGAAAACGAAGGCTTTGAAGCTCGCAAGGGCAGAGGAAGGCCTCCAGGTTCTCTTAATAAGGCCACCAAGACGTTTAGAGAGACAGTTAGTAGGTTGCTAGAGGATAACGCTGAAAACGTCTCTAAGTGGCTATACGAGGTTGCCGAAGGAAATCCAGAGAAAGAGCTGAAAGCAGACCCAAAAGGCGCTCTGACTTTGTTGGCTCAAATGGCTGAATACGCTACGCCTAAACTGAGCCGCACTGAGATGACTGGTGACGGTGGTGGGCCTATCGAAGTTTCAGGCATTCAGATCAAACTGGTTAAGCCGAATGAATCTTGAACTGGATTTTCCTGAAAAACTGGGATTCCTGTTTGAGCCGCACCGATACAAGATTCTCTATGGTGGGCGTGGGTCTGCCAAGTCTTGGTCGGTTGCTCGGGCATTGATCGCCATTGCTGTCCAAAAGCAAACCCGTATCCTTTGCGCTCGTGAGTTGCAGAACTCTATCTCTGACTCAGTGATTGCTCTATTGGGCGACCAGATCAAGGCTATGGGGCTTGAATCCTTCTTTGACGTACAGCGCACAGCTATCTACGGAAAGAACGGGTCTGAGTTCAGCTTTGCTGGTTTGAAGCACAACGTCACCTCCATCAAGTCGTTTGAGGGTGTGGACATCTGCTGGATCGAAGAAGGTCAAGCTGTTTCAAAGGTATCGTGGGAGACGCTAATCCCTACGATTCGCAAGCCTGACTCTGAAATATGGGTGACGTTTAACCCTGACCTGGACACAGACGAGACTTACAAGCGTTTCGTGGTCAACCCTCCAGCAAGTGCCAAAGTCGCCAAGGTCAACTGGTCAGACAATCCTTGGTTTCCTCAAGTCCTGAAAGACGAGCTGGAAGACCTGAAGGTTAAGAACATGGATTCTTACCTAAACGTATGGGAAGGCCATACCCGCCAAATGCTGGATGGCGCTGTTTATGCCAATGAGTTGCGTAAGGCTCAAGAAGACAACCGAATCCGTGACCTGATTATTGACAAATCCATTCCAGTTCAAACATTTTGGGATTTGGGATGGGCTGACATGACATCTATATGGTTTGTCCAAGTTATTGCTGGTGGTGAAGTTAGAGTTATTGACTTCTACCAAAACTGCCAGAAAACCATTGACCATTACGCTCAAGTCTTGCAAGACAAGGGCTATATCTACAAGGATTGGTGGTTGCCTCACGATGCTGAGAACAAGAATATGACTGGTAAATCGGTCAAGGATATTCTTGAAGGCATGGGTAAACCTATCCGAATCACGCCAAAACTGTCGATTGCAGACGGTATTAACGCTGCACGAACGCTTCTTGGTCGGTGTTTTATTGACTCAACTAAATGCGCTGATGGCCTTCAAAACCTGCGCCATTACCGCTATGACGTTGATCCAAACACCAAGATGTTCTCGAATAAGCCACTGCACGACCAGCACTCACACGCTGCCGATGCTTGGCGTTACGTTGCTGTTGGACTGGATGAAAACACTGGTTCATGGGGCAAATCTATCAACAAACCAGCAAAATGGGTGGTCTAAATGTACATGATGAAACAAGGCGATATTACAAACGCCAAACGGGTCGATGCTCTTGAAAAGCGCATTGAAATGCTTGAAAATGTGGTAAAGGCATTACAATCCTCAGAACGCCCAAAGGTCGGGCGACCTCCAAAGGCATCACATGAGTCAGAACCTAAAAGCGATTCTCCAAGCTGAAATTGATAACTCTATCGGCTTTATTGAGAGCGAAACGGTAGAGCAACGCAAGCAAGCCCTTCAAGCCTATCTCCGTCAGCCATACGGAAATGAAGTTGAAGGCAAGTCTTCAATCGTAACTGGTGAAGTCGCTGAAGCCATTGATGGTGCAATGCCACCTTTAATGCGGATCTTCACAGGTTCTGATGAAATCGTCTTGGCCAATCCTAATGGCCCTGGCGATGAAGCTGGCGCTCAACAGGCTACTGATTATCTAAACTACATCTTTTTAGAAGACAACCAAGGCGTGATCTTGATGCACGATTGGTTTAAAGATGCTTTGCTGCAAAAGAACGGCATTGTCAAAGCCTATTGGGAAGACAAGGAAGACGTTACCAAAGAGACTTATCAAGGTCTTTCTGATGATGAGCTTGCCTTGATGATGCAAGACAAAGACTTGGAGATTGTCGAGCAAGACACGCAAGAGTTCCCAGTGCTTGATCCAATGGGCAATCCTGTATTCAATGAGGATGGCACTCAAGCCATGTATGGCATCCATGATGTCAAGATCAGCAAGAAAGTGACCACTGGTAAGGTTGTCATTGAAAACGTCCCTCCAGAGGAATTCTTGATCTCCAAGAAGGGCAGCAAGATCAACACCTCGCCTTTTGTTGCTCACCGCCGAATGATTACCCGCAGTGATCTGATCGCTATGGGCTTTGATGAAGACACGGTGAACAGTCTTCCTTCTGGTGATGCTTTGGCTTATACGCCTGAGCGCGTGGCTCGTTTCAGCCCTGGTGAACAGCCATACGATACACAAGCCGAAGACAAGGCAATGCAAGAGATCGAAGTCTTTGAGTGCTACATTCGCACTGACGAAGACGGTGATGGCATTGCTGAACTGCGCCAAGTGTTTTACGCTGGCAACGAAATCCTGAGCGACGAAGAATCGGACTATGTTCCCTTCTATTCAGTTTGCCCAATTCCAATTCCGCACAAGTTCTTTGGTAACTCGCTTGCTGATCGCACTATCGACCTGCAACTGATTAAAACCACTGTTACTCGTCAAATGTTGGATAACTTGTACCTGACCAACAACGCCCGTGTGGTTGCTGTTGAAGGCCAAGTCAACCTTGATGACCTGCTGACATCTACTGCTGGTGGTGTGATTCGTGCCAAGTCTCAAGGCGCTGTTACTCAACTGAATGTGCAGAATGTTGCATCTCAGTCGTTCCCAATGCTGGAATACTTGGATCGAGTTCAATCCAAGCGTACTGGTGTGACTGACGCAAGCCAAGGTCTTGACGCTTCTATCCTGCAAAACGTGACTGCTGCTGCTGTTGCTTCTATGCAACAAGCTGGCGCTGGCAAGATCGAGATGATCGCTCGTATCTTTGCTGACACTGGTGTGCGTGACCTGTTCTACGGCATTTTGCACTTGGTGACTAAGTACCAGCAGAAAGAGCGAATTATTCGTCTGCGTGGCAAGTTTGTGGCCATTGATCCTCGTACTTGGGCAAACAAGTATGATTTGACAGTGAATGTCGGTTTGGGCAATGGCAACCGCGATCAACAGATGGCAATGCTGCAAATGGTTTTGGCTAAACAAGAGCAAATGCTGGCTCAATTTGGCCCTGCTAACCCATTGGTGTCTTTGGGTCAGTATCGCTCGTCCTTGGGCCGTATGGTTGAAGCTGCTGGCTTTAAAGACTCTGCTGAGTTCTTCAAGCCAATCACTCCTGAGCAAGATCAGCAATTGTCTAATCCTCCTCAGCAAGCACCACAAATGCCACCTGAAGTCCAAGCATTGATGCAAAAGACACAGGCTGACATTCAGGCTCAACAGGCCAAATTTCAAGCTGATATGCAAATGCAACAGCAAAAGATGCAAGCTGATCTGGAGTTTGAACGCCAAAAGGCTGCTCTTGAGCTGCAACTGCAACGTGAAAAAGCACAGGCTGAACTTCAGATCTTGCGTGAAAAAGAAGCCTCAAAACTTCAGCTTGAGCGTGAAAAGATGAATATGCACTTCACAATGAAGCAGCAAGAGTTTGAAGCAGAAGCTCAGTTGAAAGCCATGAAGGTTGGCGCTGGCATTACATCAAACATTGAAATCCCAGGTTAAGGAGAACATATGCCAGCAGGCGGCCCCAGATTTCTTGGCCTGAACGGTCAACGCTACTACACCCAAGCGCAAAAAGATGCATCGGATGCCGCTTGGAAAGAAACACCGCAATACAAAGCTGAACAACAACGAGTTGCTGTTCGAGACACTTTGCGAGATCAGATTCTTGCACAAGGCACGACAGACAAATGGTCAGGTGAGGGGTTTGGCTCCCCACAAGCGAATGCGTCCTCCATGGCGGACATCTTGACCGGAATTGGTATCACAAACATTAACCAGTTTGGCGAGATTCCAACGTATCAAAAATTAGAGATTGGCGGCTATACAGATAGCGGAAAACCAATTTACGGTACAAACGTCAAAGTACCTCAAATCAACGGTGATTTGGAGTATTTCACACAAAGTTTTATTCCAGCAGATGAGTCACAAATTGTCATGGACAATGGTGTTCCTTCAATTAAGACTGGAACAAAGTATGGCAACAAAGTAACTGGTCAGGTTGTACCCAACACATATAGCGAACGTCAAACAGGCAATGCTTGGGGTGGCACATTTGCTGGTGATGGTAATACTGGCTATCGAGTTCAGTTCGATCAGAACGGAAACCCTTACTTTTACACGACTGCTGCCTCAAGCAATGACCTTGCTAATTTGCTTGGCGACAATCCAATCTTGAACGTTGCAGCCAATATTGCAGCAGCTACATTTGGTGGGCCACTTGGTTCTGCTGCTTTGCAACTTGCTCAAGGTAAAGATATTGAGGATGCGGCTAAAGCTGCTGTCACATCGTATGTTGGTGGTCAGATTGCCAGTGGCGTGAGTCCTGAGATCTCCAACGCATTTGGTGGCGGCACTACCGGAAACATTGCTGCCAACGCCATCACTGGCGGTACGATGGCTGAATTGCAGGGTGGTGACTTCTTGCAAGGCGCTATTCTGGGTGGCATCTCTGGTGGTATCAATGAAGCAAAACTTGCTGCTGCTGAAGACTATTTGAAAAGTGTTGAGCCTGGTGGTTATGATTCGTCAACAGCTCCAACAGAGCTTGATGTAATCAATGCATTTCCTGAGCTTGCTCCTCCTGTTGCAATTGATACGTCTTTCACTCCTGATTATTCGCTGGCAACTAGTTCGCCTGTATTGCCTGACATGGGTGCTCAAGGTATTCAAGTGCCAACAATCAATGAAGTGATTGATGTTGTAAATCAGCCAGTTGATTATTCTTTGCCTATTCCTGATGCTGGTATCGGTTTGGTTGCAAATCAACCTGCTCCAGTATTGGGTGATCCTGAATCGTTTATCAATCAACCAGCTCCAAATGTTGAAGTAAAAATCCCTGATGTTGTAGCAGCGCAACCTGAAGACATTTCCGGAAAGCTGGCTTTGCTTGATACTGCTAAGGCATTGGCTCCTGCTGCTGTTGGTGCTTTGCTTGCCAATGAAGTTCTTGGATCGTCTAGCGACACATCGTCTGGTTATCCAATTGTTCCTATTCCTCCTGAGTGGATGTCTCCAGAATACAGCCAAGCATTCACAGCTTCTGCGCCTGTTGATTTTGGTACACGAGAATTGCTTAAAGGTACACAGTGGGAAAATCCTGCTGTTCAGCCAATGAACATTTCTAACTTGGTTAACACGCTGAACAACCAATATATGCCGATGAACTCATTGCCTCAAGTTAGTACAAGTCAAAAGATCGGTAGTATTGGTGGCAATCAAATGTCAATTGATGACATCATTGCAAGCATTGGCCGCAATAATCCTCAAGCGTTTAACATGAATCAAACGATTGGCCAGCTAAACAATGCACCAGCTTCTTTGGCCAGCATCATTTCAGGAATACAAAGCCAGTATGGATAAAAAACTGCAAGCTGAGTGGGCAAACAACCTGCTAAACGATGACTTTTTCAAGAAAGTCATGGATGATTTGAAAAATCAGCAGATTAGTGTGATAATTAACACGAATCGAGATGAGATTGAGGAGCGAGAAGCTGCTTACAGTCACATTAAGACGCTTGATCTGTTTCTTGGACACCTGCAAGGCATTGCCGCAGAAACCAAGATCCAAGAGAAAAAGTGGCGAATTCTGTGAGGAAACTCACCCGCTGTCTGGACGGTTTCCAGCGATTTTCGAGATGAACTATGGAAAACACCAACCCCTCGGGGAGTGAAAGCCTAAACGTAAACCAAGCCGCATCTGCGTTTATGAGTTTGATGGGTGATGACAATGGAGCCTCTGAAGGCCAACCGGAAGAATCAACCGAAGAACTTGAAGCCAGTGGTGAAGTTGAATCTGAGGAAGCCGAGTATTCGGAAGAATCAGAGGAGCAAGTAGAGGAAGTAAAACCCCGCTACAAAGCTAAAGTCGGTGGTGAGGAAGTCGAGGTTGAACTTGACGAACTGATTAACGGCTATCAACGAAGCAAGGATTACACCCAAAAGTCTCAAGCTCTTGCTGAACAGCGTAAGGCTATTGAAGCTGAACGCCAACATCTTGAGCAAGTGAAACAAGAGCGTATGGCCTACGCCCAGAAACTGCAAGCACTCGATAGCTTCTTGAGCCAGCAGAATAAGGGTGAGGATTTGGAAGTTTTGAAAGAGACAGACCCTATCGGTTATGCCGTGAAGGTAGCAGAACAGTCTCAGCGTGAGAAACAGTTGGCAGTTGTTCGTGCTGAACAAAACCGCATTGCTCAACAGCAACAAGCGGAACAACAGCAAACCCTGCAAAACCATCTCAAGGCTGAATCTGAGAAGCTGACGTCTGTTATCCCAGAGCTGGCTACGCCAAAAGGTGATGCTATCCGGAAAGAAATCCGTGAATATGCAAAGTCTGTTGGATGGTCGGATCAAGAACTCGCCTCAGTGTATGACCATCGTGCAGTGTTGACTTTGTATAAGGCAATGAAGTTTGAGCAACTTCAGAAGGGCAAACCTGAAACTTTGAAGAAAGTTCAGCAAGCTCCCAAGATGCTTAAGCCTGGAACTTCAACGCCAAGTGGAAAGACAGCACAAGAGAAACAAGTGATGCAACGGCTACGTCAAACCGGCAAAGTCCAAGACGCAGCAAAAGCATTTGAACGATTCCTTTAATTTTTTGGAGCTTTTAACATGGCAACCTATCAAACCTACACGGCCATTGGCCAGCGTGAAGACCTCTCTGATGTTATCTATGACATCTCCCCCACCGACACTCCTTTGATGTCGTCGATTGGCAAGACTAAAGCTACTGCCACTTACCACGAATGGCAAACCGACAGCCTGGCTGCCGCTGCTTTGGGTGGTGCTGTGGAAGGTGCTGACGCTTCGTCCATCACCGCTTCGCCTACCACTCGCGTTGGCAACCGCACTCAGATCTTCACTAAATCTGTGGCTGTGGCTGGCACTTTGGAAGCTATCGACAAAGCTGGTCGCAAGTCTGAAAAGGCTTACCAACTGGCCAAAGTTTCGGCTGAACTGAAGCGCAACATTGAACTTACCCTGTTGTCTAACCAACTGTCTGCCGCTGGTAACTCCAGCACTGCTCGCACTATGGGTGGTCTGCAAGCATGGTTGAACAGCAACTATGATGGCGGCACTTCTGGTGTGGCTGGTGCTTCTGGCACGACTGCTCGTACCGATGGTACTGACCGCACTTTCACTGAAGACATCCTGAAAGTGGTTGTCAAAGAGGTGTATCAGTCTGGTGGCAACCCCAAAGTTCTGATGGTCAACCCTGCTCACAAGCAATTGGTCTCGGCTTTCGCTGGTATCGCTGCTCAGCGTTACATGGCTCCTTCTAACGAGCCAACAACCATCGTCGGCGCTGCTGATGTGTACATGAGCGACTTCGGCACAATGTCTGTGGTTCCTAACCGCTTCATGAACAGCACCAACGCTTGCGATGAAACCGCCTTCATTATCGACCCCGATATGCTGGCTGTGGCTTACCTGCGTCCTTTCCAAACCATTGAATTGGCTAAGACTGGCGACAGCGAGAAGACCCAACTGTTGGCCGAATTGACTCTGGAAGTCAAAAACGAAGCTGCTCACGGCATCATTGCTGACCTGAGCTGATCTGACGTAAGTTAGATAAAGCCTCCCTTGGGAAACCTTGGGGGGCTTTTTTCTTTAACACTGCAATGTTAGAATTGAACTATGGAAAACCCTACATTTCGTAATTCTGTTGCTCACGCTGATGGTGATGGTGGCCTGATTATTCAAACAAGTCAGGATGTATCTGAAATCGTCGAAAAAAACAAGCATGAATTTAACAGTTATGACGAACGGGCAAAATGGTCTGATGAACTTTATGGGAATAAGGTTGCATCCATTCCATTCACTGCAATTGATGAGCTGAACCACAAAGGCATCATGCGTGGGTTTCATGTTGTTGACAATGCTCGCTTTGCGATGTGGCTGAATGATCCAGACAATCGTGCATGGCGAACACGCCCAGGGGTTATCTGATGGCAATTACTTCTTACTCTGATTTGCAGACAACCATTGCGAGTTACTTGGCTCGCAGTGATTTGACAACACAAATTCCAGACTTCATTCGTCTTGCTGAGACTCGTTTGCGCCGTGATCTGCGTATTCGTCAAATGCTCAAAAGCGTAACGACTGCGACTGTTGCAGCAGATAGCACTGTTGAACTGCCAAGCGATTTTCTTGAAGTGCGTGATTTTGTGGTTGTTGGTAATCCTGTTCAATCTTTGAACTATTACAGCCCGTCTGCTTTCAATCGAAACACTCGATCATGGGAAAGTGGAAAGCCACTGGATTACACAGTTTTGGCTAACGACTTTCAGCTCGCACCAATTCCTGATGGTGTATATACAGTTCAGCTTTTTTACTTTGCTGCACCTGCATTTTTGAGCGATACAAACACAAGTAACGCCTTCCTTGCAAATACACCTGACGCTTTGCTTTATGGTGCTTTGCTTGAGGCAGAGCCTTACTTGATGAATGATGCAAGGATTAACACATGGGGAACTATGTTTGATCGTGCTATGTCGTCAATCACTCGATCTGACCAGCAAGGCCAGTATTCAGGTGTTCCACTTTCAATCAAAACAACCTTGTGAGGTAAATCATGGCAGCAATGTCTAACTATCTTGAGAACGCTCTGGTTAATGCAGTGCTGCGAAATACTGCCTTCACCAGCCCTTCAACTGTTTATGTTGGCCTTTTTACGAGTGATCCAACAGACGCTGGCTCTGGCACAGAAGTTTCTGGCAGTGGTTATGCTCGTCAATCGTCGACATTTGCTGCACCTTCTAATGGCGCATCTTCTACGTCAGCAACTATTGAGTTTCCTCAAGCCACCGGCTCTTGGGGCACTGTTGCTTACTTTGGCATTTTTGATGCTTCTACAAGTGGCAATCTGTTGATTCATGGCGCACTGACAACTTCCAAGACGATTGATAACGGCGATGTGTTCCGCATTGCTTCTGGGAATCTGACGGTAACATTCGCATGACAACAATCGTAACTCGTTCTGGGAAGGGTTCGCCTCTAACTCATAATGAGGTCGATGCGAACTTTACCAATCTCAACACTGACAAGGTTGAAAGCACTAATGGTGCTTTGACCAATCCAACTGTCACGAACTATATTGAGACACCTTATACAGCCAACACCAGTACAGCTATTACACTGAACCTGGCCAACGGCACTGTTCAGGTGTTGACATTAACAGGAAGTCCTACCATCACAATGCCAACGGCTGTTGCTGGTAAGTCATTCATCATCTACCTTAAAACAGGTGCTGGCAGTTACAGTGTGACATGGACAACGGTTAAGTGGCCTTCAGCTACTGCTCCAACAATCACTTCAACTGCATCCAAAATGGACATCTTTTCGTTCTTCAGTGATGGAACGAACTGGTATGGCACAACTGTTGGCCAAAACTATACGCCTTGAGGTGATTGATGTTTGCTGCTTCTAAAACGTCTGCTGTTGCGACTGGATCTCCTCCGCCAGCTACTGACCCTCAGTTCAACTACGTCACAATGCTGTTGCATGGTGATGGAACCAATGGTGCTCAGAACAACACGTTTGTGGACAGCAGCACCAACAACTTCACGATCACCCGCAACGGTACGCCTACGCAGGGTAGCTTCAGTCCTTATGGGGATTTGTGGAGTAATTATTTCAACGGCAGCAGCTATCTCACAACAGCTTCAAACGCCGCATTCGCAATGGGGACAAGCGATTTCACTTTGGAATGCTGGTACAACCCTCAGCCGAAGACAGCCCTTTACCCGTTGATCGCTGGAAACCACACAACAGCGTGGGCTGCTAATGCTTGGGAGCTTTGCGACCGACACGCAAGCGCCTCCACAAAGTTTCTGTTCCAAGCCTACAACTACAGCTCGTCAACGCCTCTTTTGATTAGTACCACTACGGTTGTCATTGGTGTTTGGTATCACATCGCTGTGACACGCTCTGGAAACGTTTGGAGCCTGTTTATCAATGGTGTTTTAGAGGCTACAACGACTGCCAGTTTTTCTGCTGATGGTGGGTCTTCTCATCCTTTCCAGATCGGACGAGGCGATGCTGCAAGTTCTGCTTTGATTGGCTCTGTCAGCAATTTGAGACTTGTCAAAGGCACGGCTGTCTACACCAGCAACTTCACACCATCCACGACACCTCTAACGGCTGTCTCTGGCACATCGTTGCTGACCTGCCAAAGCAATCGTTTCCGTGACAACAGCATCAACAATTTCACGATCACTGTGACAGGCACTCCATCTGTGCAGCGGTTCAGCCCGTTTGACCCTGCTGCTGAGTACAGCACAAGTGTGATTGGCGGTAGCGGGTTTATGACGGGAACGCAATACCTGCTTCTTGGTGGTCAATCTGCGTTTTCTTTTAATGCTGACTTCACTGTTGAATTGTGGTTTTACGCTTTAGGTGCAGGAACAGGAACGCCAAAACTTTATGAGTCTCGTGGAAGTGGTCAAGAAGGTGTGTATGTAACCATTGAGCACAGTGGAACATCTCTTGTGTTTCGCATGAGTTCGGCTGCACGTATTACTACAACATTTGCGTACAACACTTGGAATCATGTTGCTCTTGTCAGAAGCAGTGGCGTCATTACGATGTACCTAAATGGTGTGTCTGCTGGTACTTACTCCACAAGTGCTACCACTCTGATTGGAACAAGTCGGCCATGTATTGGTGCATATCCCGGCTTTGACAATTTAAACGGTTACGTTAGCAACCTGCGTGTGGTCAAAGGCACTGCGGTCTACACTGCCAACTTCACCCCACCAACAGCCCCTCTGACAGCCATCACCAACACATCGCTGCTGCTGAACACTGTCAATGCTGGCATCTTCGACAACGCCATGATGAACGATCTGGTGACTGTGGGTAATGCTCAGATCAGCACAAGTGTGAAGAAGTACGGCACAGGGTCGATGGCGTTTGATGGGACTGGCGACTGGCTTACTTTTATTGATTCACCGAACGTTCAACTTGGCTCGGGTGATTTCACAATCGAAGGGTGGATATATTTATCCGCTCTTGGAAGTGCTCGAGGGTTCTTTTCAAAAGGCACAAGTACCACGGGAATTTCCTTTGGTGTGAATTCTTTGAATCAGCTTGTGTTTAGCTACACAGCAACCGCATTAACTGCAACAACGCCTTTGCTTATTTCCACTTGGTATTACGTTGCGGTTGTCCGCAGTGGAAGTGCAACAGGCAACCTGAAGATTTATTTGAACGGTTCAGTTGATGCTACAAGCGGCGGTGCAGTGACGGATAACTTTAATCAAACCAGCATTGGGTATGTTGGCGCAGATCGTGCGGCTACCAGTCCCATGAACGGCTACATCGACGACCTGCGGATCACCAAAGGCGTTGCCCGATACACTGCCAACTTCACGCCACCAACAGCGGCATTCCCCAACAATTAAAGGACAACCATGCTGATCGCAAAAGTTGAAAATGGTCAAGTGCTCGATGTGGCTGACTACAAGTCAATGTTTCCAGACACCAGCTTTGGAGTAAATGGCCCTGATGATGCTTTCTTGGCTGAGAATGGCTGTCTACAAGTAAATTTGTGGAAGCCTTACAGCCATGCAACTGAAAAACTTGTAGCAGTTGCACCATACATTGAATATGGACAGGTGTTCACTGTTCAAGTTGAGAAGAAAACTCAAGATGAACTTGACGCTGATATTGCCGCTTTTGATGCTGCTGACAAGGCTGCTCGTGCAGAAGCCTATCGCACAGAATCAGATCCTTTGTTCTTCAAAGCACAACGTGGTGAAGCAACAATGGAAGAATGGATTGCTAAGGTTGCTGAAATCAAGGCTAGAGGCCAAAATACATCCACTGTTGAAACTATTGGTGGTGCGTAATGATTTCAGATTTTTACGTTGAGTCAGGCTATTGGGTTGCAGGATATACAACATACGATGCAGACTATGAAGATTCGTCTGCGTCTGTTTCTTGTGTTGCCTCGATCAATGCTATTGGTTCAGCCGTAAGGTCTGCGACAGCCAGTGTTTCTTGCTCTGCAAGTTCAACTCTAAACGGATCTCGTTTAGTTTCTGATGATGGTTCTGCTGGATGCGAAGCAAGTGTGTCTGTTACTTATTCAAGAGTCAGAACATCATCTTCTAGCGTTAACTGCGTTGCATCGTATAGCGCGAATGCTGCAATTATTGCTTCTGGTGCATCATCTGTTTTTGCAACTTGCACTGTTTCATCTTCTGCCTATGCAAATTACAGTGATTCAGCAAGCGTAAGCTGCATTGCAAGCTACACAATCAATGCTGTAAGAATTGGCGATAATTGGGCAGATGTTCAAGAAAACGACAATGTTTGGACTGATGTAAGCTCAAATTCAAATGTTTGGACTGAGCAATCAACTGGAAGTAACACATGGCTACAACAAAACTGACATTTGGTGAATGGATGCCCGATCAGCCTGGCATCTCTGGTGCTTTGGTTGATGCCAAGAATGTAGTTTCTCAGGCTATTGGCTATGGCCCTTTGCCAACTGCTGTCGCGTTCTCTGAAGCCGCTGCTGAAGATCTGACAACCTTGGTGGCTGGTAAAACTCCAGCAAATACAACCAAATTGTTTGCTGCTGGATCAACAAAGATTTATGACGTTTCAGGCGTTGGCGCTCTGACTAACGTTTCAAAATCTGGTGGCTACACGCCAAACGCAAATGCTGATCGCTTCAGGTTTACTCAGTTTGGAAATGTAATCATTGGAACAAACAACAGCGATCCAATGCAAGCATACACATTGGGAACGTCAAGTCTGTTCGCTGATTTGGCCGCAACAGCACCTGTCAGCAAATACCTGACTGTTGTGCGTGATTTCGTTGTCACTGCGTTTACGACTGAAAGCTCTACTGTTTACCCTTCTCGTGTTCGCTGGTCTGGTATCAATGATGAGACAGCATGGGGTTCAAGCCAAGTAACTCAAGCAGACTACCAAGACATTGCTGATGGTGGTCAGATTGTTGGCATTCGTGGTGGTGAATTTGGCTTGGTGTTCATGGAAAAAGGCATCAGCCGCATGAGCTACATTGGAACGCCTTTCATCTTCCAGTTTGACAACATTTCTCGTGGCAAGGGTTGTATTGCTGCAAGCTCGATTGTTCAAATTCAAGGCATCACATTCTTCTTGTCTGACGATGGTTTCTATCTGTGTGATGGTCAGCAAATTCAGCCAATTGGTTCTGAAAAGGTTGATCGTTGGTTCTTTAACAACGCAGATGAATCAGCTTTTGACACAATGAGTGCTGCTGTTGATCCAGTCCGAAAGTTGGTGATTTGGAATTTCAAAACAATCTTTGCACAGCGCCAGCTAATCATTTACAACTTCAAAACACAAAAATGGACATACGGCGATGCTGGAGCCAATTACATTTCTGATGCTTCAACATCTGCAACATCGCTTGAAGGCTTGGACTCTATTTCTTCTAGTATTGATGCTCTGCCTGTAAGCCTCGATTCGATTCTTTACATGGGCGGTAAGTATTTCCTTGGCGGTACTTCTGGCGCTTACGTTGTGACATACAACGGTGCATCTGCAACTGGCCAACTGATTACAGGCGATTTGGACGCTGGTGGACGATCCGTGGTCACATTGGCCAAGCCGCAAGTAGATAACGGCTCTGCAACCGTTTCTGTGGCCTCCAGAACGCTTTTGAGTGAGGGTCTTACGTTTGGAACTGCTGTTGCTGCTGATTCTGAAAACAGAGTCTCTTTGAGATCAAATGGAAATTACCACCGCTTCAAGGTTGTTCCAACTGGATCAAACTGGACGACTGCAATTTCTTTGAATGTTGATTTGTCTGGACAAGGTGGCCGCTGATGGCAACAATGTTCAGAACACTTCCAACTTTTGGCAATGACCCTCGTGCTGTTGCTGAGGTTGTCAATGGCATCATGAATGGCAAGACGAACAACACTGGAACTGTCACTCTTGCCACTGGTAACGCTACAACAACAACGCTCTATGACGAGCGTATCAGTCCAGATAGCAAGATCATTCTGATTCCGTTTTCTGCTGCTGCGTTTACTGACTCAACTCCATACGGTGCTTTTCAGGATTCAACAGATCAAACGGCTGCATCTACAACTGCTGCGTATGCAATAAAGTTTGGAACCACTGATTTTTCAAATGGAATCAGTGTTGTAAGTACATCTCAGCTTACTGTTAAAAGCTACGGAATCTATAACATTCAGTTCAGTTTTCAGTTTAACAATACTGATAGTCAAATTCATGATGTTGATATTTGGTTCCGTAAAAATGGTACGGATGTTCCAAACTCAAACAGCAAGTTCTCTATTCCAAACAGCCATGGTGGTGTTGATGGCCATTTGATTGCTGCAATGAACTTTTGGATAGAGATGAACGCGAATGATTACACTGAGATCATGTGGCGTACATCAAGTACGACTGTATCAATTGAGCAACTGCCAACGCAGACAAGCCCATCAAGGCCAGCAACTCCATCTGCCATTGTGACCGTTAATTTTGTGTCATCTAACGGAACAAATGCTGCTGGTGACTATTGTGTTTATGTGAGCGCACAAGGAAAAGGCACTGCAACGGTAAAGCATTTTGCAAATTCAACGGCTGACAAGACATATGCGTATGTTGTTATCGGCTAAACAAGTGTTTATAATCGGTTCCATCGGATCACCCGTCATGGAATCCAGAACTTTAAGGAGTTAATCATGGCGGTAACTACCACCTCGTCCGTAGATCCAACAATTCAGCCGTTTTTGTCGTATGGTCTGACTGAAGCTCAGAAGCTGTACCAGGCTGGTGGCCCTCAGTATTACGCTGGTCAGACTTATGTAAGTCCTTCACAGACCACTCAAACTGGTCTTCAGGCTCTTGAGCAACGAGCATCACAGGGCAATCCTTTGCTTGGTCAAGCTCAAGGCCAACTGCAAGGCACAATCGGTGGTCAATACCTTGGCGGCAATCCATTCTTTCAAGGTGCTTTTGCTCCTGCTGCTCAAGCCGCTACGCAACAGTTCCAAACTGCTTTGGGTGACATTGGCTCGGCTGCATCTAAGGCTGGTCGATACGGTTCTGGTGCAATGGGCACTTTGCAAGATCGTGCATCTGGTCAACTGGCGCAACAACTGAGTAACACGGCTGGCCAACTGGCTTATCAGAACTACTCTGACGAACGCGCTCGCCAACAAGCTGCAACGATGGCTGCTCCTGCAATGGCTCAGGCTGATTACCAAGACATTCAGAATCTGCTGGCTGCTGGCCAAGCTCGTGAGGGTTACACAGGTCAACAGCTTCAGTCTGACATTGCTCGATTCAACTATGGCCAGAACGCTCCTCAGCAAAACCTGTCCACGTTCTTGTCTAGCGTTTATGGCAGCCCAATGGCCAACCTTCGAAGCCAAACTCAAACTGGTTCTGCTGATACCTCTACCTTGCAAAATGTCTTGGGCACTGCTGCTACTTTGGGTGGCTTGTATAAGAACATTGGCGGAACCGCTGGTTTGTCTAGCATTGGAAACTGGCTTGGCAGCTTTGGTTCTCCAGCCGTTGTTGATCCATATGCGAATCTGTCGCAATATGATTTTGCAAACATTAGCGGGTACTAATCATGGCTGGACTTCTTGATATTTTCGGTACAGGTGGCGCTGATACGCTTGGCTTGCTTGGCATGAGTCAAGCAGACATTCAAAGTGCTCGTGACGATGCTCAAGCTCAAGCCTTGTATGGCTTGGCTGGTCGTTTGTTCCAAGGTGGAAACACTGGTGCTTCTATTGCTCAAGGTCTTCAACAAGGCCAGCAGTTGTACAAACAAGCAATGCAAGGTCAACTGCAAGAGCAAATGACTATGGCTCAATTGCAGGAATTGCAACGCAAGAAGAAAGAAGAAGCTCTTGCTAAAGCATTGTTTATGCAGGGCTATAAGCCAGCTCAAGCCGCTGTTCCTGGACAAGAAGTCTATGGTGAAGACATCATGGGCCAACAAGTTGGTGAAGGTGTTGTTGGTGCTAAACCAGCTCAAGCCGCACGATTTGATTTGGCTGGTGTTGCGCCTCAATTGATGGCATTGGGTGGCACTGGCCAAGCGTATCTGAAAAATGCTTTGGATCTGCAAAAAACAATGAGTGGCGATCTGACAAAAGTTGGCCCAGAAGAACAACTTATTAGATTTAATCCACTTACTCAACAAACTGAAGTTGTTGCTACTGGTGCGACTAAAGAGAAGCCCATTCAACGCTTGACTGGAGCCGAAAGCAATGCTGCTTTAAGATTGTTTCAGACAAACGATCCAATCGAATTGGCTAAGATTCCCGGCGCTATGGATAAGATTAGTGCTGAAGCGTCAAGAGCTAGAAAAGACACTGCAACTGTTGTGTACCCTCCGGGCGCACTGGCCCCAGACAAAAGCACAGTAAAAGATTTGCAAACCTCATTGCTTGAATCTGGCTCTCGCCTTTCAATGTATAACCAGATTGAAAGTCAGTTCAAGCCAGAGTATTTGCAGCCAAAGTTTAAGGCTGGTCAAGCATGGTCTGCGATCAAAGAAAAATCTGGTGCAAATCTTGCCCCAGAGGAAAAGCAGTCACTTGCACAGTTTTCTCAGTTCAAGCAGAACACTCTTAACAACTTGAGTCAGACAATTAAAGCACTTACTGGAGCCTCTATGGGTATTCAGGAAGCCGCCAGAATTGAAGCTGGCTTGCCAAGTGCTGGGCAAGGAATTTTTGATGGCGATAGTCCTACAGAATTCCAAGCAAAACTCAACAACACAATGAAAGAATTGCGGCTTGTTGAGGCCCGTAATGCTTACATCCTGAGAAAAGGTTTGTCTTTCAAAGATATACCTTTGGACAATGTTCCGAAACTTATCAATGATCGTGCTTCTGAACTTGCAAAACAGTATCAAGTTGATTTGAAGAAGGCGACACCTACACAAATGAACGCGATTAAGCGCCAGCTTTCGGTTGAATTTGGCATCTCTGCTGATTAAGGATCACCATGAGCGAATTTGATTTTGCTAGCGAACTTCTTGGAAGCAAGCGGAGAAGAGAAGATGAAGTAGCGCCAACAGAGAATGTTGATTTTGCATCTCAACTCATTTCTGGCCGCAGAGCTTTAACACCTGAAGTTGGTAGTGGACGCTTCACAGGTTTGAATGAGGCAATCACAGCAATTAGTTCTCAGGAAATGGGTTCTGATGCTGGCGCTGCTTTTGTTGGTGGAATTCCAACTGATAAGCAAGCTGCAATTAAGTTCTTTGCTGAAAAACGTGGATTGCCAACAAGCCGTTATCGTGTTGTTGATGGAGAGATTGCATATAAAGCAGATGATGGCAAGTTCTATAAAGAGATTGCTGGCCCTGCTGCAACTGCCGCATATTACGCGCCTGACATTCTGGAGATGATCCCTGGCTTGGCAACTGGCATTGCCACTGCGCCATTGGTTCTTGGTGGGCCTGTTGGTGTTAGTACAAGTATGGCTGCAACAGGTGGCGTTGATGCGCTGACAAACCTTTTACGTCAAAAGATTGGTCAGCAAGTTGGCGGTCAAGATATCAATCTTGGACAAGTTGCTTTGTCTGGTTTGATTGGTGCTGGTACACAAGCAATCCCTGCTGTTGCAAAAGCAGTGAATCAGAGAAATCTTGTTCGTGACATTGCAACAATGGATCAACAGTCTGCCCTCAAACTTATCAATCAAGCAAACCAGCAAGGTATTTTCCTGACACCTGCTGAAATCACAAACTTGTCTTCTTTGATGGGTCAGCAAAAGATTCTTGGCAATGTCCCTGCATCTTCACAGAAGTTGAATACCATGTATCAACAGCGTGAGGTGCAGCAAATTCGCCCTGCTGTTGAAAACTTTCTTGCAAACATTTCTCCGGTGTCTGATGTGGCTGAAGCTGGCGCAAGAGGTCAAGCAGCATTGAAGGATGCAAGGGAATTAATTAAGACAGAGCGCACAGCAATTGTTGACCCAATTTATAAAGATGCTTTTGCATCGTCTGTTCCTGTTGATGTGTCGCCTGTTGTTGGCAAGATTGATGATTACTTAAAAACCGCAAAAGGTTCTCAACGGTCAACATTGCTAAAGATGAAAGACCTTCTTTACACAGACAAGCCTCGATTGAATGATGCTGGTGATGTTGTGATGGAAAAGTCTCTTGATGACCGTTTGCCAGCACTGCAAAACTCAAAGTTTGAAATTGACAAGATGTTTAAGGACGAATCTTTTACATCTATGGATGCAAAAATTCAAGGTCAACTTACTGATTTGCAGAAAGAACTTGTTTCTCAAATGGGCAAAAATAATCCTGCTTACATTGAGGCAAATAAGGCATTTGAGGAGGCTTCTAAGCCACTAAACAGGTTTGATACAAGCAAGGCTGGCCTAAGTCTTACGGCTGTCTCTCCTGACAACTTGAATCAATTTGCCAAGCGTCTTTTTGAGAGCAATTCAGTACCTGCGATTCAATATGCCAAATTGCAAATTCAGAAGGTTGATCCTGACGCATGGAATGCTGTTACCCGCGCGTATATGCAAGACGTATGGACAAAGGCTAAAACACCAGCCAAAAACCAGCGTGGTATGAAGTTAGATACTGGTAACAGTTGGCAAAATATGTTGATTGGTGATGAGAATTCGCAATCTGCTTTGCGTGCTGCCTTGTCTCCTCAGCAGTTCCAAGGATTAATTGACCTTGCCTCTGTATTGGAAGCATCTGCTCGAGTACAAAAACTTGGCTCAGACACTGCATTCAATCAAGAGATAATGAAGCAATGGAAAGACCAGGCAAAAGGTGATCCTATTGCTATGGCAGCAATCGGTGGAGGCACATTGTTGCAGCCACAAAATTGGGGGAAAATGATTGCTGATTGGGCTGTTGAGCGCCGATTTGCAAATGATGCTGATAAGTTGGCAAGCATCATTACATCTCCTGATGGAATTAGCAGGTTAAAAGAATTGCGTCAAATGTCGCCAACATCGGCAAAACGATGGGCATTGACGGGTCAACTTTTGAATCGTTACGGAATCATTGAACAGAAAGATTAATTATGGCCCGCACAAAGATTTCTGAGTATTCAGCAACACCTGGTGACAATACCGACATTGACGGTATTAACATTGCTGAAGGTTGCGCTCCTAGTGGCATTAATAATGCCATTCGGGAGATGATGTCTCAGCTTAAAGACTTCCAAGCTGGCACACAAGGCGACCCATTCAATGGGCCTCATAACGGCACTGTTGGGGCGACAACAGCGTCAACAGGTGCATTTACTACTTTGTCAGCTTCTGGCGCTGTAACGCTGTCTGGTGGCACAGCAAATGGCGTTCCTTACCTGAACGGCTCAAAGGTTTTGACCAGTGGAACTGCACTGGTGTTTGATGGTACGAATTTTGGTATTGGTACAAATTCGCCTACTGCAAAGTTAACCGTTGTTGGTGGTCAAGTTGTTGTTCAAAACACACTTGGATATGGTGCGACCTTTTCAAATACATCTGGTTCTGGGATGTATATCACTGTTGCTGACACTACTAATAGCTCGGCAATTGGAACAAGCGCTAACAATCTGATTTTTTACAACAGCAACAATACTACTGAGCGCGCTCGTATTGATTCTAGTGGCAATCTTGGTATTGGAACAACTGCTCCACAAGCAAAACTTCACACATACGGAGCTGGCACAGTTTCCAACTACATCTCCACAACAGACTCTGGTGGGGTCAACCTTTACTTGCAAGTAAGTGCAACTTCAGCAAACATTGGATCACCAAACGGTGTTCCATTGACGCTGATGACATCTAATACTGTTCGAGCGACTTTCGACATTTCCGGTAACATGGGCTTGGGTGTAACTTCTTTTGGTGCTTCTGCGGAAAAAGTAATTGGCATGGCTAACGCAACTGCACCAACAACATCTCCATCAGGTATGGGTCAGTTGTATGTTGAAGGTGGTGCTCTGAAGTATCGCGGATCGTCAGGTACTGTCACAACGATTGCTGCTGCTTAATTTGCAACTAAGGATCTATCATGACTATCTGGAAAATTTCCCAACTTGACCGTAACACTGCTAACGGGTTCATTACAACTGCTCACTGGAATTGCTCCGCTGTTGATGGTGAGTTTTCTGCATCTGTTTATTCGGCTTGCTACTTTCCTGTTGAAAACCCAACAACTCCTTACGCTCAAGTTACAGAAGCTCAGGTGTTGAGCTGGATTTGGGCAAATGGCGTTGATAAGTCTGCAACTGAAGCTGTTGTTGCTGCTCAGATTGAAGCTCAAAAGAATCCTGTAAAAGCCACTGGTTTGCCTTGGAGTAACTAATGCCAGAACACTCAGCGACAACCGACACAGCCGCTGCTATTGTTGCAAAAGTTGCACCTCCAGCAACAGTTTCTCTTGCAACCGTTTTGGGTGTGCAAGTCAGTGAACTGGTACTGTGGGCTACCCTGATCTATACCATCTTATTGATCGGTCATAAGTTATGGCAGATCGTAAAAGAGTTTCGTTCGTAAAGTATTTGCCTTTGTTGATTTCGTTTTCTGCATTTGCACAGAACAGCGCAACTGTTGATAACTTGTCAACGAATCAACAAGGCAATAACATTACGAACAATTCCAATTCAAACAATCCAACCAGCAGCAACTCAGTAACGTACAACGGCAATGCACCTGGAAGCCATACACCGCCTCCAAGTGCCATTGCTCCAGCGTTTATGGGTGGTGGGCAGGATAGTTGTTTGATTGGCGTTTCTGGGTCTGTATCGTCATCGGTCATTGGCATCGGTGGTGGTACATACCGCAGGGATGAGCAATGCGAGTTGTTAAAACTTGCAAAGACAATGAATGAGTTTGGGCTGAAGGTTGCTGCTGTTGCAATTCTTTGCCAAGACAAGCGAGTGTTTCAAGGTATGGCCATGGCTGGTACTCCGTGTCCATACCTCGGGGCAATTGGTAAACAAGCCACGTTGTTGTGGCAGCAAAACCCTGAATGGAGACCAGATTATGCAATCCAACCACTCAAACCAATCTCGCTCGGTATTGCCAGCACTGGCAATGATTCTGGGTCTTTATCTGACAGGTATCGGGCAAGTAAGCGCACAAACACTTCTGCCGAACCAGCGTCAGGTGGTAACTAACCTAGCCAATGCCAGTGACACCATCAAGGGCCAATTGTCTCTTGGTGCTCGTTACAGCACATCGTTGGCTGTTGCTGCTACTGGTGGCACAATCGTTGATCCTACGGCCTATCAGGTGGCTACGATCAGTGAAGGCCAGCGTACAACGTACAACACCGCTGCTCATGCTTTCAATACTGCGAACTTCAATGGATCTCGTCAGTATTTTGAGACTCAAGCCTCAAACAACTTGGCTAACATGAGAACTTCGATCTCTGACTTGGCTGCTGCTACCGCTGACTTGCAAAAGGTTGTGACGGTTAATCAGATGATGGCCGCAATCACTGATGTGCCTACTGCCAAGACTACGCAAACTGCCATCTTGAATGCTGGCCTGAGCACTGATGTAACGACATCTCAAGTTGCCGCTTACAACACCAGTTTGGCTAACGTGAACAGCTATGCTTCTCAGGCTGCTTTGTTCATGAGGGCTGCTCAAAATCAGACCTTGACGCAGAACGTGGACAACTTTGTCAACACCTATGCCAAGGACTTGAACTACGTTCAGACTACCGCTGCTTATGCCAACACAGCTATCACTTTGGCTTGGCAAGATGGATTGCAGATCACGCAAGAAGGTATGCTTAACCAGTTCACTCAAGGCTCCAATACCTTCTATACCAGTGTTGTTAACTTCAATCAGTAATGTCTGAAGAAAACAAGCCAGGCAAAGCCTCTTTAGAAACTACCGAATTAAAAGTAGGTGGTGTAACTCTAAAGGGTAGTTACATCGTATGGGGCTTGGCTATTGCTGGCTCAATTGCTGGCTCCATCATGGTTGTTGGTAGCGAGTGGGAAAAGTATCAGCGAATTAAAAACTTTGTCTCTGAGTTTAAATCTCCTGATCTTGAGCCACTTGTTCAATTGACAGAAAAGGTCAAACAGTTGGAAGAAACAAGCGTCAACTTGTCTCAAGCAATTGCAGAGAATCAAGCTATTGGTTCAAAACTTACACAAGATTTACGGTCTATTCAAACATTGGTTGAAGCCAATGATGTCAGCAAACTTCAGGGTGCGATTGCTACCTTAAAAACATCTGTTGACGGTGTGCAGGTTTTCACTCGTGATGTCCAAACCATTCGAGAAAAAATTGTTGGTCTTGAAAAAGATCATGCAGTTTTAAAGAAAGACGTTGATTCTCAGTGGTCGGCAATTGATTCTATTGGCGCTGGATCATTGAAAGGTGGGAAATGAAGTACGCTCTCCTTCTTTTGCTGGCTCTTGGTGGCTGCGAGGATCGTTACAGATACCCTTGTCAGAATCCAGAAAACTTTTACAAAGAAGCCTGCCAAAAGCCTAAATGTTTGTTCACGCAGCAATGCCCAGAATATCTCGTTGCACCTATCTTGGAGAAACAAATAAATGTCAACCAATCAGAGCCAGCGTCTAACCGCTGAAGAATACGAAACACGAATCTGGGGGTTTGTGGTCGTAATGGTCACAATCATTCTGTTTGGCATTGTGTTTTCTTTGCTGTACTCAGTGACTTTTGTTACTCAGCCAATTAAGACAATGGCCCCAATTGACCAAGCATATACAAAGATGTTGAACGACATTGTTTTGCTGATTGTTGGTGGCATTGGTGGCGTGATCGGCAAAAAGGGTGTGGGTGCTGTCGCTCAAAATATGGCAGGGCCAGAATCCCCAAAGCCACAAGCGGTAACAGTGCTGCCGCAGAAACAAAGCACTGATTGGAATTGGATGGGCTACAAGAACCCAGATCTGGATGAAACTTGGACACCTGGCCAACCACCTACAACACCACCAGAGCATCTTGAAGATGACTTGGAGCGTGAAGTATTGGCCGCTGCTAGACAAGAGGTGAAATCATGATTCCGCTTCCTTGGGCTGCATTTGCTGTTGCATTCCTTTCGATTGTTCTTTACTTCACTGGCCATCACAAAGGATGGACTGAGCGAGATCAAGAGATGCAAGTAGAGATCGCAAAGAAGAATGACGAGGCTCGATCAAAAGAGCTGAAGCTCAATGAAGATTTAAACATCAAGACTAACGAACTGAAAGAGGCCAATGATGTTGTCAATAAAAAGCAAGTTGATCTTAATCGCCTTATTGCTGCTGGCAGGGTGCGCCTCCCCACCCCAAGTTGCGTACAAGCCATTACAAGTGCCACCACTCCCGCAGGAAATAGCAGTCAAGAGACAAGCGAATCTGACAGAGAGACTCTCCGACTTATTGCTGAAATCGCAGCAGAAGGAGACAGAGCAATCAACCAACTCAATGCCTGTATTGAAGCCTACGAGCAAGTAAGAAAGGCAGCAAATGGTAACAGCTAACCAACTTCAACAACTTCACATTGATGAGAAGTGGGTCGAGCCTTTGAACGAGACTTTCAATCGTTTCCAAATTCTTACACCTCGTCAGCAAGCTGCCTTCATTGGTCAGTGTGGCCATGAGTGTGGCAACTTCCGAATCTTGGAAGAAAACCTGAATTACAAAGCCGCAACATTGATGCGACTATGGCCAAAGAGATTCCCTACTCTTGAGTTTGCAAACCAGTATGCTGGCAATCCAAAAAAGATCGCCAATATGGTTTATGCAAGCCGTATGGGAAACCGTGACGAGGCTTCTGGTGATGGTTATCGGTTCCGTGGTCGAGGATGTATTCAGACCACTGGATCAGCCAACTACTTTCACGCTGGCAAGGCTTTGGGCGTTGACTTCATCATGAATCCAGATCTGGTTGCAACGCCTCAGTATGCTGCTTTGACTGCTGGTTACTTCTGGTCAACCCACGGCTGCAACGCACTTGCTGAAGCCGCAGATTGGGTTAAGCTAACCAAGAAAATTAACGGTGGAACCATCGGCCTTGATGATCGTGTAAAGCACACAAATCATGCTTTGGCCGTGATAGGTGGTTAACCTTATTTCAATTCTTTCAGCCTGTTGGCAACAAGAATTGAATATCCGCTTACGTCATCCCAGTGATCCACAAAGTTTGGATCTCCAGCCAAGATACGAGCGATCTTGTGAACAATCATTTCAAGGCATTCTTTTTGGTCTGCTTTGAGATCATTCCACTTTGGAGTGAATCGCATTGCATCCTTCATGCCTTGACTGATTGTTGACTGGGTAAGCAACTCACCATGCTGGCTTTTGCGTTCTTCAAGGATTTGAGCAATTGATGTCATGCTGATTCCTTGACGAAAGTACCATCTGGAAGTGTTGTGCCTTTACGGTCTTTGATTTCCTCGTACGCTTCTTGCAGACAATTAACCAGGTTGATGTCTTTTAAAGCGCAGTAGTTAATCAAGCAAACAAGAACATCGCCAACGCCATCTTTAATCATTGGCAAATTGCCTTTAAGTTCAGCGTCACACAGTTCACCCATTTCAGAGACAGCTTTCATAAGCTGAGTGTGTGGCTTTGCATTAGGAATGATCTTTCTTGCTTCAGCCCATTGAATAATCTTCATTTCAACATTTGCATACGACATTAGTCAGTTCCTCCAACTTCCATAACTTGAGGCTCGTTTTCTTGTTCTTTGAACTGAGCAACAAGTTTCTGATGCAATGGATATGCACCAGATTCAGTTGGCAGTTGACCCAAGACACGGATGATGAAAGCTGCTTCGTTTTGTTCAAGTGTAAAAGTCATGTTGT